TTCTCTCGTTATTACCCCAAAGTCTTTTAAAATATGAATCGTAGGTTCTTTCAACTTCTTGATCGCTCCAGGATCTATCAATAAGTTTTCCTTTAATTAACCAGTTAAGACGGTTAGCCTCTTTACGCACAAATGGTGAACACATGACTTCTCCTTGTTACATACTGTATTTACAAGGAACTGTAATCGTTAACGCTAACTTAGGTGTTTTTAGCCAATTAAGAAACTGTATCCTGCTCCGCCGGCAACTTGTGTTTTAACTTCTTCTTCAAGTTTGTCCATTTCACTTTGAGCTTCTGCTTTTAGACTTTGTCCATTTAAACTAGTTCCACCTTGTGGTCCTGCAATAGTAGCAAATTTTTCTCTTGCTTCGCCTAGCATATACTTACACGCAGCAAGTGTATAATCTTTAATCCATTGCTGTGTTAAGTAATCGTTCATTAACTGATCATCTGGACGATAGTTATAACAATACAATAGTAATGTTTCTTCTGCTCGTGGACGCTGTAATAACGTAAGTTTTTTAGTCTGTGTATTCCATTTGAATTCAATAAATGAACCAAACATACGACCAACTAATTCTTGATATTGACTAAACATATCATAAGTTGCTAATCCGCCCATGTTTGAACTTGACAACAAGTATGCATTTGTGTATGCTAAGTTGAACGGTTCAAATATACTTCCGCCATCACCGCCGCCACTTCTTGCACCAATGCTTCTACGAAATAGTTTTCTAACTTCAACTATTTCATTTGGAAGAGTATATTCGTTTTGATCAACTACAGTAGGCATAAAGAAATATGATTCTTCTACACTATTATCGCTACGTTGTCTAAAACGTGTAAGTGCTTTTTTTAATGCTGTTTCATAGTGAATAGGATCGAGCTCAACATCGACCATGCCTCCACCTAGCATTGCGTGTACGTAATCAAATATTTCTTGCTTTTGTATTGCCATAGTTTAAGTCTCCAATAGTATTTATCGTATTGGCTTACTAACGATAAATATGTATATGCCAAGATTAAGTTTATATAAGCCACAACGCGGTAACGATTATAGTTTCATAGACAAGCAAGTTTATGAAATGTTTACGGTTGGTGGCACGGATATCAATATCCACAAGTTCCTAGGTGCTGAAAATCCTAGCGATGCTGATGCAACAGCTGATCAGCCACAGTATGATGCTGTTAAAGAAACTAACATACAAGACTTGTTATTTTTAGAAAACAGAGATCGAAAATATGATCCTGATGTTTATACAATGCGTGGTATTTATAATGTACAAGACATAGACTTTAATCTTAGTCAATTTGGATTATTTTTAAGTAATGATACGTTATTTTTAACAATACATATTAATAGTAGTGTAAAAACACTTGGTAGAAAAGTTATGGCAGGCGATGTAGTAGAATTACCACATTTAAAAGACGAGTATGCACTTAATGATCTATCATTTGCACTTAAACGTTTTTACGTAGTTGAAGATGTTAACAGAGCTGCAGAAGGATTTTCACAAACTTGGTATCCACATCTATATAGATTAAAATTAAAACAAATAGTAGACTCACAAGAATTTAAAGAAATATTAGACTTACCTGCAGAAGAAGGAGCCGACGGCGGCGATACATTACGTAGTTTGTTAAGCACATATGACAAAGAAATGCAAATTAATAATGCTGTAGTTGCACAAGCTGAAGCTGATGCTCCAAAAGCAGGATATGACACTAGTCATTACTACAGTTTACAAATTGACGAAAATGGAAATACAGAACTAGTAGACACAGACGGGGACAATATACCCGATACTATGCAAAGTGCTGTTAAGTCAGGGTACAACGGATACTTGTTAGGTGATGGAATACCTACTAACGGAGAGCAGTTTGGTCATGGTATATCTTTTCCTCTTGATAATTCAACTGGAGATTTTTTCTTACGTACTGATTTTTCACCAAATAGATTATTTAGATTTGATGGCGCACGTTGGGTTAAACAAGAAGACAATGTACGTATGACACTAACTGGTACTAACACACGTACACACCAAAAAGGTACATTCATAAATAACACTAAAACAAATACTATTGCAGGTGAAAGTGTTACTGAAAGACAAAGTCTATCTAAAGCACTAAGACCAAAGGCAGATGAATAATGAGATATCAAGATTTAAAAATTAAAGAAAATGTAACTAAAGATATTGTTGGGCTGTTAACACGACCAATTATAAAATATTTTACTAGAAATTGCAATGACGAAAAACGAATTAATCAACAGTTAACTAATTTACGAAAAAATTTAGCAAAATATCCTGAAAAAAGAAATCCTGTAATACAAGGACTTAGTGCCTATCCTGTTCTAGCCAAGTTAGTCAAGGGTACTGTTTATCCTATACAGATAGCAGGAAGTGGGTTTTCAACACCAGAGTACAAAAAAGAAATGTGCATCAAAGGTAAATCTCAAGGAGGAATTGGATTAGATGCATTTGGTGGTCCAGGCGGGAAAGTAGATGGCACAACTACAAACGGTACTAAAGATGGCACAACTACAAACGGTACTAAAGATGGCACAACTACAAACGGTACTAAAGATGGCGGCGGAGAAAAAACAACTGGCGATAAGTTTGGTACAGAAAAGACTACATTTGGAAACTTCCTTGACAACAACGATTTAGCAGGTGCTTTAAAATTCTTAGACGGAAATCCTGCGTTTGAAAAAGCAATTGGGTCAAAGTTTAGAACAGATATTCAATCTGCATTAGATGCTCAGGAAGCAAAAGAACGTAATAGATTAGCCCAAGAAAAAGCAGACAAAGAAGCTGAAGAAGCTCAACGTATTGCTGACGAAAAAGCAGCAAAAGAAGCTAAAGAAAAAGCAGATGCTGCCGCAGAAGCTAAACGTATTGCAGATGCAGAAGAACAAAAAAGACTTGATGCTATTGAAGCAGAACGTAAAGCAGCAGAAGCTAAGAAAGCAAAAGACGAAGCTGACGCAAAAGCCGAACGTGAACGTCAGCAAGCAGAACTTGATAGATTAGAAAAAGAAGCAGAACAAGCTCGTATTGCTGCTGAGAAACTAGAAAAAGAAAGAATCGAAGCTGAGGCTGAAGCTCAACGTATAGCCGACGAAGAAGAAGCGAAAAAAGCAGAAAAAGAAAATGATAGAATTGTCATACCGTTTGAGGAGTTATAAAAATGAAATATAGTGATATAAGAATTGTAGAAAATAAAGAAGAATATACTGCGTTAGTTATAACTAATGACAATACAGAAATTGAGATTCCTAATATACCTAAATCTTATATTAGTAGTAAGACAAGATTAAAAACAGCAATTGATAAATTAATAGCAAGATACAATTCAAATAAAGGAACATCCTTTAGTATTAAAGAAATTAAAATAGTTGACGCTACCGGAAAATCAATTAATGTTCCTAATACTGCTACAAATGATGTAACTCCTAGTAGTGGTAATAGTGAACCTGATACATTCCAAGCTAGTGATGACGAAAAAGAAGCTATGAAAAATGTATTAAATTTACATAGACTGATAATGAATACTATGGAGGACAGTGTTTGGAAAGGATTGAAACTAAATCCTAATTTTGAAGAAAAAGAAAAAATGTACTTACCAAGATCAGTTGATCCTGAATTCCCTACAGGCATATCATTTGAGTATACTATAGGCGGCAAAAGATTTAAAATTAATGACATCAAAAACGAAATTGGTATTGACGTAATAATAAACACTAAGAATCCTAAAAAAGATGAGTTAGGATATTTACATGCTGAAGGTTGGCCAGTTTACATGGATGAATGGGACGACATGAAGCAAATAACTATTGATGCTGTTAATGCTAGAGAACACATTTCAACAGTTGGACCAGCGCAACCTAAACAAAAAGTTGGCGGGCCTTTGCGTATTGCAATTTCACCTAAATCATTTTATTATAGAAATGCTGTAACTGTAGCACCAAGTACGGATAACAACTAATGCAACATTTTTATGACGGACAAATAAGACGCTACATAACACAAATGGTACGCCTCATGAGTAACTTTAGTTACAAAGACGGCAAAGGTAACCTAACTGAAATACCTGTTATGTACGGTGATCTAACACGTCAAGTTGCAAATATTATTCGTGACAACAGCGAAAACAAAATACCTAGCGCACCTCGTATGAGTGTTTATATTACAGGACTTGCTATGGATACAGCAAGACTTGCTGACTCAAGTTATATTAATAAAGTTAACATACGTGAACAAGCATATGACACTGACGGTAATGAATACTTAAACAAAGAAGGCAAGAACTATACTGTTGAACGATTAATGCCTACTCCATATACCCTTACAGTTAATGTGGATATTTGGAGTACTAATACAGATCAAAAATTACAAATACTAGAGCAAATATTAATGTTGTTTAATCCTAGTTTAGAGATACAAACTACAGACAACTATATTGACTGGACAAGTTTAAGTGTAGTTAATTTAGAAAACTTAACTTTTAGTAGTAGAAGTGTTCCTGTTGGAGTAGACAGCGAAATTGATGTTGCAACAATGACATTTAATACGCCGATTTATATATCACCACCTGTTAAAGTAAAACGTTTAGGTGTTATTACCCAAGTAGTACAAAGTATTTTTAACGAAACAAAAGGCACTATTGATTTAGATCTTGCTAGACCTATTAGTCAAGCATACGATGATGCGCCAGTTCCACAAAGTGATGTAACAACTAGAATTGCTGTTGCAGGTACTGGTGAAATTGAAGAGCAAATTACAAATGAAGGTATATTAAAGACTGATGTAGATTCACTATTAACAACAGGGCATGATAATTATGGATTGCTTGTTCTTGGCACCACAGCTAAATTAATCAACAAAGGTGTTGTTGGAGCAGAAACGTGGACAGGGTATATCAGCGATATGCCGTTTAACTTTAATAGCGGAGTTACTGAACTAAGGTTAAGACGTACAGACATTGCTAATGAACTAGTAGGTACTGTAGTTATAAATCCATTAGACGAATACGAATTAACTATTTCTTGGGATAGTGATAGTTTCCCTGCAGATACAATTATGCATGGTCCTAATGGTGATAGAAACAAAATTGATTATATTATTAATCCTTATAAAACTAATCCTACTCCGTTAAAATCAGGCAACCCACGTATACTAATACTAGCAGACATTAACAACAGTGCTAACGTAGAGGATGCAGCATATGACGGTCCTGATGCTTGGAAGAACAATGACGGTACTGAATTTGTAGCATCAACTAATGATATTATCGAATGGGATGGTAGCAGCTGGCATATTGTATTTGATGCTAGTCAAGACGATAGTACTGTTGTTTATACAAGTAATCTTAACACAGGTAAACAATACAAGTACGAAAATGACGAATGGTTATTGGCATACGACGGTGAATACCAAAACGGCACCTGGCGCCTAGCATTTTAAAATAACTATTAGTATGAAAGATAATATTACTGTATGTAGCGGAGCGTTATTCTATGCTCTAAATACCAAACGCTTTTTGTTCTTACACAGAGCTCAAGGGCGTACAGGAAACCTATGGGGATTAGTAGGCGGTACTAATGAAAAAGCTGAAACGCCGTGGGAAGGGTTGAAGAGAGAAATCTTTGAAGAAATTGGCACTGTTGAAATTAAAAAAACAATGCCTTTAGAAACGTTTGTAAGCAATGATACTAACTTTTTATTCCACACTTATCTTTGCGTTGTTAACCAAGAATTTTTACCTAAATTAAATCATGAACATGACGGTTATGCTTGGGTAAATTTTGGACAATGGCCAAAACCGTTACACAACGGATTAAAGAATACACTCAATAATAAAACTAATCAACGTAAACTTGAAACAGTATTTCGAGTAATAGATTTAATGGATTAATATATGGAAAATTTACAAAGTGCATCACAAAAAACAGAATGGGGATATGAGTTAGTATGGGCAAGTGCTGAAAATTATGGTGCAAAAATGCTAGTGTTTACTCAACCTGGAAAGACTCCATTTGCATTTACAAAGAAACAAGAACGTACTTGGTTTATTAATAGCGGTAATATAAAACTACGCTGGATAGACACTAATAAAGGTCAGTTGTACGAAGCAATTTTAAATGAGGGTCAAACATATCATGTTCCTCCTCATCAACCTGTTAGTATCGAAGCATTGAGCGGAGAAACTAGTATTACTGAAGTTAACAATGGTACGTTTGAAGATGATAAATGTGTTATACTTAAACCTGAAGGTATATAATGTTTCCAAAGTTAACAGATTCTAAACAGTTTAAAAAAGATCTACAAAGTTTCAAATCGGCATTAAATGAGTGTCCTGAACAGTACAAAGGTAGAATGCAAGAGTTATACGAAGTTTGGTTAACTAAAGCAGAACAAATAGATGTTGGGCACGACTTGTCCTCAGGTGCAAATGTTGATCCAAGAAGTCTCAAAGATGCACGATTTACAATAAATCGTACTAGGACTCAAATTTTTGATTTAATGAAAAAATTATCTTTAAATTATTGAAATACGCTTAACAGTTATAGCACCAACCATAGATGCATGTAGCGTACATTGATATCTATAACCACCTGATATTGTTTCCGGAACTTCCCAATATAATGTTCCAGCATCTTGTCCGTTTGCACTAGCACCTGTACTTACATTACCAATAACGTCAACGTGTGTAAGTCCCGTTGAATATGCTGTTCCTGTACCATCTTGTATTTCAAATGGATGTCCGCCAACACCGTCTAAATCAAATGCAATAGTCATTCCGCCAATAGCATAAATCGTAGGATTGTTTCCAGTATATCCGTGACTATCAACACTGTATGCAGTATTACCTACATTATTCATTCTAATCATTGCAAATGCCGGCATGTAACTTTTATCAATAGTTCTACCAGTATTTTGGACTTCTGATAATGCATTATAACTTGTTACACCTAATGTACCTGTAAAGTTAATTGTAATAGTGTCATTTGATGCACTTGTAGAAATATTTGTTCCGCCTGCAACAGTCATAGTATCTGTTATACTATTTGCAGTAAGTGAACCTGCATCACCGTTAAATTGATACCATAAGTTTTGATCTGGATCACCGCCGCCACCGCTTACTGTGTCTGGACCCCATGAGTCACCGTCCCATACAAGTGCTTGTCCTGTTGCTGGAGCAGTTGCATCTACGTTTGCTAAACTTGCTAAAGTAGAACTAGTATTTAATGCATCTGTAATACCAAAACCTGATATAGTAGTTGGCTTTGCACCTAAGTCAGCAAAGTCTACTACAGCGTCAGTAATTCCATATCCTGCTATAGTAGTTGGCTTTACACCTAAGTCAGCAAAGTCTACTACAGCGTCAGTAATTCCATATCCTGCTATAGTAGTTGGTTTACTTGTTAAACTACCAAACACGCCATCAAATAATAACGTTGTAGTGTCTGTTAAGTCACTTACGTCTGCAGGTATACTTGGTGTATTTTGTAAGTTATTATAATTTAAGAAATAGATACTATCTTGTCCATCAAGTGTATCAGCGTCAGTACCTGCACCACCTGTTGTAGCATCAGTGCCTGGCGACCATTTTGCACCATCCCATTTTAACACATTTCCTGCTACAGGTGTTGTGTTAGATGTATCAACATCAGTTAAATCGTCAATACTTAAACTAGGAGTAGACCCTGTTATAGTTAGTGTTTTACCTGATATTCCTGTGCTTACACTTCCTGCGCCTGCAACAGTAATTGCGTCAGTTGTACTATCAGCTGTAACATTGCCAGCATCACTATTAATTGTTGCGAATAAATTTTGATCTGGATCGCCTAATGATCCAGTTACATCTAAAGTAACAATATCGCCTGTTACTGAACTAGTTAGATTTGTACCGCCTGCAATAGTAAGTGTGTCTGTTGGACTATTTGCTGTAGTCGAACCAGTGTCACCTGCTACTGTTTTAAATTGATCAACATTGGCTGCTGCTACAGCGCCGCTGTCAACTATCCATGCTGTACCATTCCATTTCCAAGTGGTGGTGCCGTCTGTAAATGTATCGTCTAGTACCGGTGATGCCGGAAAATTTAATGCCATAATAAACCTCTACTAATATTTATTCATATTATTATTTTGTAATTGTAACTCCGCCTGATATATTATACGGTTGTCTACCGTATTTACTATATAAAAACTTATTAGGTGCTCCTAATAACGATGTTCCAAATTCTGAATAGTCGGAATCTGAGCCTGTTGAAAATAATGTTGGCTTTGATTCATTTAAAATTTTATCTTTTACATTCTTAGGAGATAGTGTTGGTTGCACTGTAAGATACTGTGCTATTACACCTGCTACTTGCGGTGCTGCCATACTAGTTCCATTAATTAATGCTATTTTATAATTTGTGTCCGGAGTATAATCACCTGTAGCGTATATTGACGTTGTACTACATGTGCTTATTATGTTTGTTCCTGGTGCGTAGCAAGTTAATCTTGGACCTCTACTAGAGCTATTACTAGTTTTATCTAAAAAGTCTGCTCCGCTTTGTTCAGCTACTGAATCTGAATTACCTACTATAATAGCTTCGTCGCTGTGCGGACTGCTTCCTCTATGGTAGTAGTAAGTTGATCCTCCGTATACTATAGTGTTATCGTAATCAACTCCGCCAATAACATCTCCTTTATAATAGTCGTTACCTGCTGCAATTACAACATGTATTCCTGCATCAATCATATCTTCTATCTCAGCATCAACAGATGGTACTCTAACAGGAATAATTCTATTTGCGCCGCTTATTGGAATTACTATACCCGTTGCTTGCCAAAGAGCAAGGTTAGCTGTATAATCAACTCCCCAAGTCCAACCAGTTCCTCTATAATTCCCTCCAGTAGGACTTCCGCCTACACTAGCACTATATCCCCAACTCATGTTTACTATTGTTGGTCTTCCGTTTGTCTTTGCTGCATGCCACAATCTAATAGCATCAAATGCATCAGAAATAGGAATACCTGAATTAGGATCTGATGGTGCTTCTAATCCGGCTAATTTTTGAGCATATACGTTTGCATTTTTAGCCCACCCATATGTTTTGCCAGCTGCAATACCTGCACAGTGTGTACCGTGTCCGTCAAAATCTCTATAATGATTTACGTTTTGTGATCCGGGTAATCCGCTCTCTGTATACCAATCAATTTGTTGTACTCTACCTACAAACTCTGGATGGTCAACTTGTAGCCCACTATCTTGTATAACAACATCAACTCCGGTTCCGTCTAATGCATATGGATATTCGTTACTTGCTGTTGTACCGTTACTGTATATATTAGTAGCTTCTATACATCGTCTTAGTCCCCAGTTTACTTTGTCCGAATCTAATGCAGAAGGTTTAGTAAAATCTGATGTTTGTGTTGCTTTAATTCCAATCTGAATATCGTTTCTTTGATCTGGTGGTATTTCTACACTTAGTACTCGTTCGTCGTTAAGTAATTGTTCTGCTTCATCATCTGATAACATCCAGTGAGTCATTCTTTTACTACCAGGTCTAGCATTTGCAACTTCAATAGCCCTGCTTGGTATAGCAGAACTAGCACCGTATTCAGAAGACATTTCTTGATCAAATTCAGTTAGGTCTACGCCTCTGTTTACAACAACAATATATTCTTTTTCGTTACTCATTATAATACTTATACCTTATACAAATATGCAACACCGCTATTATCGGCTCCGTCAGCGTCTTCGGCTTTCACGCCAACACACAATCTAGTACTACTCATACTCATTACATCACCAAAGTTATCATTATCTACATTACCAAATGCATTTGGATTGTCAATAGTCTTTATTAGTGATCCGTCTGACAAACTAAAAATGTAAACATTTCCGCTAGACTGACCTGCGGCTGTATCTTCGTCTTGTGCAGCTACCGCACAGTAACTACCATTAATGGCAACTTCTGATCCAAAGTAATCATTATTCACAGTGTTATATGCATTTGGATTTGATAGTCTTCTAAGTAGTGTCCAAGAACCTCCAGATAACTCGTATATAAATGCATTACCACTATTTGTTCCGTCGATGTCTTCACCCGGTGCTCCTGCTATAATATAATTTCCGCTTATGTCAACACTATATCCAAATTGGTCAAAGTTATCAGTTCCAATAGCCGGACCATTTGGATTAGGATTTAAGATTGTTTGTACTGCTCCTGTAGAGTTTGTTATAATATGTATGGCACCACTGTCGCCGCCGCCTGTAGCGCCAGCTGTATTTTCTCTCCAGCTTCCTACAACTGTGTACGTATCATTCATTGCAAGAGTTTGTACCCGGCCGCCTAATTGATCTCCTGGATATTCATCTTCTCCATCAATATTTGGATTTTTAATACTATGTAACAAACTACCGTCACTAGTATCAAATATATAAATCCATCCAGTATCATCACCTATACCAACTTCATCTTCACGTGGTGCTGCAACTGCCGCATAGTTTTCTGATATAGCTACACTACTACCAAATGCATCACCGTTAGGATTTATTTCTGAAGTTGTAGGATTTGGATTAGCAAGTGTAAACAATAAACTACCGTCTGTAATATCAAATATAAATGCTGCACCAGTATCAGTATCTGATCCAACATCTTCTCGTTCTGCACCTGCTATAATATAACTATCACTACATGCAACTGCTGTACCAAATTGATCGCCTTCACCTAATCCCGGTGGTGCTGTTGTACTAGGATTATCTATAGTGTATTGTAGTATACCTGCACTATTAAACACATAAACTTTACCGTTTTGCGAAGCTGCTGCATCGCTTTCAATACTACCAATAACAGTGTAACTATTATTAACAGCAACGCTACTTGCAAAATAATCATCCTGTTTTACATCGTATGCATTAGGATTATCAATTTGTTTGATAAACTTAAATTCCGATTGCGGACTACTAAAAAATATGTTACTAGTTAAAGATCCTAAACGAGGCATTGGCTGTTATCCATAGTTTGTATAACCACCTAACACAGTCCATGTTGCACCTACTCTTAATAAAGAGAACGTAATTACGTCTATTGAATTTGCGTTTCCTGTAGGTACAAGAGCTTCAACCCAATTTATTGTTTGAGCTACTCCATCAATTTGTACTGCATTTGGTATATACGGTGTTGCACCTTGACGTAATACAAGAACCACGTTTAATGCTCTATCTGTAGTTGTCGGTACATTAGTTATATTTGCTGTAAAGTTTGATGCAATAGAAGTATGATCAAATATTGCGTTTGCGCCAAAGTCGTGTGCAACAACTCCAGTTGCTCCTGTTAACGACGATAATATTTCAGATTGTTTTGATATGTTTTCTAATAGTATTCCGTCTGGTGCATCTAATGTAATAGTTGAAGCACTATCAAATACTGCTCCGCCTGATCCGCTGTTAGTAAAACTAGGTGTTGTAAGACTTGCAAAAGTTACGCTGTCTGATGTATTCAAACTTTGATCATATGAGCCACCGCCGCCTCCGCCGCCACCTGTACTATTAATAGTAAGTGTGTTACTAGCTTCGTCAATAGTCATTGTAATATTTGTGCCAGCTGTAAAGTTTAATGTATCTGATTTTGTAGATGCATCTATACTTTGAGCACCACCTGTAATTTGTACACTACTAAATGTACTAAAATCTGGTACAGGAGCAGTTGGTTGAACCCATTGACTACTATCGCTATCAGTAATATAAACAAACAGTGAACCTGTTGCACTATCAAACCAAATACTTCCAGCACTTGGTGTTGAAGGAGGTGTGTCACTTACATCGACACTTGCACCACCGCCGCTACCACTGCCGCCGGTTCCTGGATCAGAAACGGTAATCTCATTACCTTGATTTGTATGAAAATGACACCAGTAGTATAAGGTGTCTGGTGCGCTACTTTTAACTGTAAATAAAACTTTTTTTGTTGTAGCAGCTTGAAAATTATCTGTATAGTATCTCATTGATACAGGATCGTCGTCTAGTAAATAAACTATTCCTGGATTATAATGAGCACCGCCTTCTATTAAGTCTCCATTTGGAGTAGTAGCAAACATTAACGGATGCCATAATCCAGCATACGAATTGTTTGTTTCATCTGATTGATCAAATAGATATGTATATCCTCTAACAAAATCTAGTTGAGGTTTTTCTACTCCGTCAATATAAAATACACCAGTTGCCTGACCATTTACAGTATCAACACCTACAGTAACAGTTTTTTCAAGTAGTGCAACACCAGCATCTGCAAGTTGTTGCGATAAATTTCCTGCTGTTAATAATGAAAATCCGCCGGCTTGTTTGCCACTGTATAATCTTAGAGTGTTTGCTTGCTTATCGTAAAAGACTTCACCACTAGCACCAACATTTCTATCAAGAAAGTCATCGGGTCTGGGTATAATTCGTATTCTGTCTACTACTGGTGCTGTATTTGATGCCATGTTATTCCCTCATTACTATATGTATTTATCCGCGAATTTAGAATATTCTTCGGTAGTAATGATCCCAAGTAGCTTTCCAATCTTCGAATGCCTTTACATCAGTAAAATTAATTTGATCTTTATCATGACTTAATTTAACTTTAAATGCCGCATAGTGCGGATATCGTCTTTGCCAAGCTAAAAAATTTTGATGTGCCATATTACCAACTTTATCTGTCCTATTTGCGTATGGACAGATTTCAACTCTTATAAATGCCATTAGTTTCTCCTACCATAAGGTCCATATTTGCTACCAAACATTGCCTTAAAAAACTCATCTGCTGAGTTATTGCTTCTATCTATGTTGCTTGTATTTTTATTTATATTAGATATAAAGCGGTACGCTTCTAATATTTCATTAAACGTTTTAGGATCGCCGCCTCTATCAGGATGATGTTGCATTGAAAGTTTTCTAAACTTAACTTTTACTTCGTCTTGCGAAGTGGTTGTGCTTACATCTAATATGTCGTAATATCTTTGCATATAGTATTTACTTCCATTTGTATGTTTTCAATTTAGATGCATTTGTTATCCATTTGTTATCTATTGTTGCAGCACGTAACCTCAAATTATCTATATCGTTTTTGTTATACTCTCTTACTATAGCGTCTACTTCGTGTTTTTTTACAAGTATGTATTGACATAACGGAGTACCTGCAGGTATTATAATTTCATCATTTAATGAATGCCAAAATATCTGTACATTCAAAAAATTAGGACCAAAATCAGGATCTAAAAATCCTATACTTGCAGTAAAATCTTTATTATCAGGATACGGTATAGGCATGCTCATTAAGTAGTAACCTTTAGGAATATATGCTACCCACGGTGATTGTATTTTAATAATTGTTTTTAAACTATTAGGATCCGGATTAAAAGTTGCATAAAGTTCTTCTGGATGTTGGTTAACATATGGCCAAGTCCAAGTATGATCAGCATCAACTCTGCTTTGGTCAATTGGAGTTGTCCAGCTAAAACTTTTCCCGTCACCGTTTGTTTTGATTGCAATATCTTGCCAAGATTTTTGTATCCATCCAGTTTTTTGAATTTGATTTATTCCTGGACACCTTGTAATATGGCTAAATCTTTGCGTTATATTTTTTGATTGTTGTCGTATATCTTTATAATCTTGAACTGCCTTTTTAACCCAATCAAACTTAACATTAGTAGTTGGTTCTATAGGCATAAGCTGTGTTACTTCTGGAAGTAAACTAACAAATTCTAGTTTAGGTTTTTTCTTAAAGATATTAAACATACATTGTTGCTTTATACTTTTTATCTAATTCATTTAATTGTTCGTCTCGTGCTAAAGACCATGATAAAATATTATCAACATGTATTACAAATGCATCTCTTTCAGGCATAGATATTAGTCTTACATATTGGTCTTCTAAAACTTCTTCGCCGTTAATTGTTTCAGGTGTTAACGGAGTATCTTCCCATTCATAATTTTCAAATCCAACTCGTGTTGCTACTCTACGTATCTTTTCATTTTCTTGGTTAATGTATTCTATCATAACTTCACGTGACTCAGTTACAGTGTTTAACCAATGTATGTGCTTATGTCTATCTTTTTGTACTTTTCTTGCTGTGTATTCATCTTTTGCTTCTCTTAGAGATTGAGAATACGTTACAAAATCATCAGTGTTAGTTTCGCTTAATGGCATTAGTTTCTCCTAAAGTGTTTGTTGTACATATTTTTTAATAATGCTTTGTTTACTTTAAATCCGTGAATTTGAAAGTATGTTCTTTTTTCAAACCATTTTAAATCGTGTTCAGTTGCATCTCTAACTTCGTAATCATATGACTCTTCAGTTAACGGAATTAAATGTGCAAGTGCGTGTCCTGCTTTTAATTGTTTCTCGCCTCTTTTAACATTCCAATATCCTTGGACATTTAATTCTGTACTATAACTTGGATCGAGTATTCCTGTTGATGCTTCAAATTCGTATGTATCTGTATATGCTACTGCTGTCATTAAGAATTTCATACCCTTTGGTGCAATTACATTCCAAGGTGTATTAAACTTCATTATAGGTGCAATACTTTGTGGGCGTTTTGGTAAAAACTTTGTAATATTATATGGATGGGTACCTACTGGATCGCCTTTTAACATATCACTTAGTATTTCACTTGGATGCACATAACCAAAGGCTTCGTTTTCGCCTTCTGTTTTTATAACAGTGTCGTGCCATAAAGGGATTATAAAGCCGTGTTTATATAAATCAAATATTCCAGGGCATTGTTGTAAATGGCTAGGCACTCTATAATTCTTTGTTCTAATGTAATCTTCTTTACATGCTTTCATCCATCTCGGTGAAAACTTACTTGCTGGAATAATAGGATAAGTGTCAGCAATACCCGGTACTTTACTAAAAAATTCTATTTTTGGTTTTTTCTTTTTAAAGAACATAAATTACCTATAGTTAAAATTTATTGCTACTCTTCTAGGAGTAGATGTTGGAGTTGTACTAGCATGATATGTTAGACCATTAAAAATAATTAGTTTATTTTCTTCTGGAGTGCTTGTAGTATTGACTGTTAAATCTATTTTATCTTTGTAATCTTTTGAATTAACACCAGATGTTAAATCATATTTTTCATTATATATTATAGTATCACCATCAGAGTCGTTTAGATATAGTATACCAGTTTTATGCTCTTCTTGCCAGTCAGTGTGTGGCTCATGTTTTATTGGCTCAGCTGTTGCTGTTATTAGGCCAATACGTATTCTAGTAAACAGTTCTATCGGTTCGTTTACAGCATCTAATGCGCCGATTAAGCAACTTTCAACTAACTGGGCTATCTGACTTCCAATTGAGCCTTCTTGAGTAACCATATGAAACCAACTAAAATCCATTATTTCAGGATTGTGATTTTCATATGCTGTATATTCACTAAAATACCACGGAGTACTGCCTGCTAGAACTTCGTGTTGTAACCTTTTAAACAAGGTTGGCGATACTGCATTTTTATAAGTTTTCATTTATGTTACCTGTATACTAAACGCTAAATTAATGCGCTGTCTTTCTGATTCATTTCTAAGCACTTCATGAGGAACCCATCCTGGCCATAAAAATAATTCACCGTCTGCTGGATATACTAAAGAATCTCGCACAAAAGGACTTCGTGGACTACAATTATTAAGTAAGTTTGCAGGATTGATAAATTTTAATGGGCCTGTGTCTTTTCCCTGTACATAATACACACAGGTAAAACTATCAGCAACGTGAGAATGAGTAACGTTGCGGCTGTTAGGTTCGTTTACATTTGTCCAATAATCTAATAATATTTTTCTCTCAGGTACATTATCTTTAAATGTACTATCGTGTGCAAAATAATGATCACATGCATGTGCAGTAAGATCTCTTATAAAATTTGTAAGCCATTCTATGTTGTCATAGGTAGTATTACTTCTCCAACAATTATCATTATTCATTAGCATAGGTGAAGTGTCATTATCTTTTGCTTCAAGGATCTGTTTTTTTAGATCATTAATTTGCTCTGGGGTTCCAATTTTTTCTACAAAAAAATCTGATTTAAATTGTGTCACACGTTCCATTTTTTGTACCAATCTTCTAAAAATTCATAGTGATTTGGAAATGTTTCTTTTGCTTTATCTACACGAAACGTTTGTGTATCAGTAAAATATTTTAGATATGTTTTTTCGTCTTCACTTAAATTTGGATTATAATCTGCGTATCCGCCACCTGCATGTATCATACTCCACCATTGTACACTACTAAACATACTCTGTGGACTATAAAATATAAAATCTTGCGGGATTGGATAATATGCACTTATCATTTGTTGTGCAAAAGGTGGTAGGTCATTTAAATTTAATTCACGGACTGCCTTCCAATACGGAGTATCATCTTTGTTACTAAAATAATAATGAGCAAAAACAAATGATAATATTTCAATATTCATTTCGTAGAACCCTTGGTTCATGCTATCACGCATTTGATCATTCCAAGTTCCGTTACCCATGTTTAATAGTTCACATAGTGAAGTAACCGTTGCAGTTGTAAATGTAATTCCTGTTGCTTCTAATGGTTCAACAAACCCAGCAGCAAGTCCAATACCTACAACATTTTTTATTGCTACTTCTTTGTGTGTTCCGCATTTCATAGTTAAATGATTAGCCGGAGCATCGTACTCACCTATTGAGTCTCTTAATTCTTTTTCAGCTTCTTCTGGAGTTATAAAATCTGAACTATACACATAGCCGTTTCCTATTCTATGAAATGTAGGGATCGTCCAACGCCATCCACTAGTCATAGCAGTTGCTTTAGTATAAGGATGACATTCATCTTTAGGATTAGTATATTGTGTTGGTATAGCAACAGCACTATCGTTTAATAACCAAGGTTTATAACTAATAAATTCTGCACCTAGTGTCTTTTCTAATAACGCACTTTTGAATCCACTACAGTCAAGATATAAGTCTGCTGTGTATTCATTTTTATCAGAATCAATTAGTTTACTAATGCCCTGCATACCTTTAGCAACTTGGGTAATCTTTGTGTCTACATATGTTATCTTATCTAGTATAATATCTTTTATAGTTGCAATAATATCATATGCACTAAAATGTACAGCACCGTAACCATCTGGTCCAGTATTAAAATTACTATCTAACTCAGGACTTAACTTAGGACTTACGTTTGCTTTTGCTAATCTATATGCAGGATGCCATTTTGCAAATTCACTATAAGGTTTATCGGCAAAATATTTATTTGCATAAAGATGCGGAGCTGCTACTGTATTATTAACATTGTCGTTGTCAACAAAATACGGCTCATTATTCCATCCGTCTAATTCAACTCCGTACTTGAATGCTGCATTACTAGGTTTCATCCAGTGGTGTGCTTCAATTCCGCATGCATATAAAAATTTTGCTGTTAACGGTTGAGTACCTTCTCCAACACCAATTGGACCTGCACTTGCATCTTCAATTAACGTAATCTTAGTATCAGTTTTTAAATTATTAACAAGGTATGCGGCTGACAACCAACCACTTGTTCCGCCTCCAAAAATTATTATATTATTCATTATATTTCTATTACGACCTCTTCTTCAATTTTAGATGTTTGTTCTACTTTATTAATAACAACAATATAAAGTCCGTTCCACCAACTGTTACTGTCTTCAACATCACATAACAGTAATTTTTCATATCCTACTTCTGCACCTATTGCATTAATGCCTTTTCTTGCGCCTTCAACAACTCCGTCCCAGTTTGCGTCATCGAAAATTAAAACTGCTTCTTGTGAGAAAGATGATGCATAATACTCAACAGCTCTAGCAGTTGATAATGCATCGTGAGGTCCGTCATAGAACCACATGTTTATCTTGTCTTTATATGCTGATAAATTTACACTAAAGATATCTTTATTAATAACATCAATTTTATTATCACCTTTGAATCTTTTTGCATTTTCAATAAACGATACACGATCATTTGTAGGTAATTTTTCTCTACCAAGTTCTTGTGGTTGTATATTTTCATGCCATTTATCAATTGCAATAGCGTGTAAGTTGTTGTCTTTAATTGCTCCAAAGAAAGTTGCTCCTTGTGCAGTACCAACTTCCATGTATGTTTCAACACCTTGTGCAATGTTATTTAAAACTGTCTGTACTCTACTACTAGTTAACCCTGGAACATCTATCTTAACTGTAGGAATACCTGATTTAATTATGCTATCTGATGTATGTTTAACTAAATTAGTGTGAACAATTTTAGATTTAACTTTGTAAATATCATCACAAAAATGACATTCCCAACAATCAAATTTACAGTTGCGAATTTTCTTACGCCAAGCATTAATAGGTTTTTCTTGTAAATTATTTGCTTCTAAATAATTGTTAAAGTTATCATAAAGTATTTCGTCACCATTGGCCCAACGTTTAACAATATCCATAGTTTCATATAGTCTACTAATTGCTTCACGTCCGTGCATTTTAAACACGTCAATACCAAGATTATCTAAAAACTCTTGCCAGTCTTCTCTCCACGGAGGAATATTTGCTGTCTTTAAATGTACACTAGGATCGTCCACGTCCCATTTTGGACAACTTACTCTACTAATAGGATTGTAAAAGTATTGCGGATCGGTGCCTTCGCGTGTATTGTTATATTCAAAATGTTCTACCATCATTGGACAATTACCTAAGCATCCTTCGTTTGCTAGTAAACTATAATGAATATCTTTTCCTAAATTTTCCTTAATCCAAACTTTTGCTTCAACTAATCTTTTTAACGTATCAGTATCACGCATTAAATCTCTATCAAGATTTATGTAATTAAATCCACGTTTTGCTAAATTTACAATTTCAGCTGCAACTCTAACATCACGTAGTATTGTATTCTTTACATACAATTCTGGAAATGCTTTTTGTATTTGGCCTGTTGCCATCCAATGCGTATGTGGAATAGTAGCAGTACGTACACCTTTATCATATAGAGGTTTAAAGTTTTTTATAAATGTATCTAAATTCTTTTGGGTAGGAGGAACTTGTATATTATTAAATGTAGCACTTACAGGAACACCGGTATGTGTTTGTACAAACAAAGCCTGCTTAATTGCTACATCATTTGAATCTTCGTGTACAAAGACATCGCCCATTGCATCTTGATTAAACGGTGCAATTCTAGTTGTAAAGTACACATCTTTAATGTAATCTTTGTAATCATTTACAAAATTAACAAACTCTATGTATTGCTGTTCGTTTAGTTTAGGGTTTAAAGGTATACTAAATATTTTCTGTGTCATGTTTATCCATCGAGTAACCGTAAAAAAAGGTGTTACTATGTACTTATAATAACACCTTTTCTATAATTTGTAAAGCGATTTATGGGATAAGTGTTTCAGAAAATGTTGATGTAGTAAACTGAGGTGTTTTATCTTTATTTGCCGTGTATGCACATTCCCATTCAAAATATGTAGCCATATACATTTGAGTATCTTTAAGAGTCTGTAACCCAGGTACTTGTGCTTTAATTTGTACAAGTCCTGTTGCTTCTGTAAAATGGTTTTCTGCAAAATTAAGCATAATTGCTTTTAGTAATCCTACAGTGTTTAATTCATCTGTTGATGTTAAACTATAGTTTATTTTTTCGTAATTACTATCACCAAAACTAGTTGGTTGTACTATATCTCTTGGATTATTAACATTCCGCATAATTGGTACTTCGCCATCTAATGCATTAGTAAAGTTATGTGCGTTTGCCATACCTTCAGTAATAGTAGTTGCTTTTAACCATTCAACATTAACAGAACCTTCGTCTGCTGGTGCAATATATCCTATAGTATAATGCCATTCACTAGCAACCATTTGTATTCGATTGTCACGTCTAGGATCGTTACTTGCTATGCTCTCATATATTATATACATCGTTTATGTCCTCGTTAGAATCAGTAGTAGCAGATGATTCTAATTTTTGTTTTTCTTCTTTAGGTGCTAATAAAGATTCATTATTAACTGATCCTTGCAATTTAAGATTTTCTTCAGCTTCGCTTTGTAATCTTTGTGTGTATGATTGTATTTGCGTACTGAAGTTCATTGTAAGTGCAAGTGTTTCGGCTTGTTGTTTTGGATCCATACTTAAAATAGCATCCATGTTACCTGTTCCGATTCTGCCATAAAATAACATATCTGTTGCAGCTTGTTTTGCTAATCTATTAGTCCAATACTCTGCTTCATAATCATCTTCAGCTTCTGTATTTATAATGTCCCAATATGTGCGTCCTGATCCGTCTGGTAATTTACCTTCGTCTGATTCAGTAAATTCTTTTAATAAATCTAAAAGCTGATGGCGTTCTAAATACCAGTCTTGTAATCTTCTTTTACTCATAGTTAAGTTACGTGTAGCATTCCATTTTTCAACTTCTGCTAGTCTGCGATCTAAATCATCATGTGCTTCGTCAGCCATACGTGCAAATCTATCTACTTCGATTTCATATTTTGCAATTTCGTATTCCATGTTTTCAATTGATTCTTCTTTAGATTTAATTTCTAAAAGCCACTGTCTAAATTTTGAAAAAGGAGTAATTTGTGCTTGTCCAACAAAATATCTCATTTTGTATTTTGGATTGGTCCACTCTTTATTCATTGCTTTTGTAATCAAGTCCTTTTCGTCATCGGACATCATTGATGTATCAGATTCAATAACACTCTGAAATCTATGGTTTTCTGAATATTGTGAACGTCTATCTGTCATATTAATTTCTCCTTAGTAAATTATATATAATATTTACCTATTTAATCTCTCCAACTCATCGTTGCTGAACTTTGTCCATTTACGCCTTTTGCATTAAGACTTGATCCGCCTCTAACACTCTGTCTTGTAGCATAAACAAACTTAGCAGAGTCAACAACGTGGTTACCTTGATACCAACCAACAGCATAACCCCAATCTTGGCCTGCGATCATATTTTCTTCGCCGCCATAGTAACTCTTGCCACCAATAACATCTTTAGTTTGATCATTATAGAAGTTAGTTTCTCTCCAGTTTGTACTAGGATTACGTTCTCTTCCTCCTACCATATTAGCATGCTTAAACATCATACAGTGTTGGTGTTTGTCACCTTGTGGGCTTGTTGCGCCACGACTATATGGAGTTTCTGATGACCATTTAAATCCTTGGTTTGGATTTTCACACCAAATACCATAATTTTCGTGTTGTATACCCCAAGTACCACCACTTGTTCCTGAACTACCTTGCTGTGCTCCTAGTGTTTGTGTAACCATGTCAAAGTATCTAATTTGACTACTATTACCTCCAGTGATCCACGCTTTAGTCATTTCAGGATTTTGTATCATTCCTGGATTATTAGTTGACCAAGTAAATGTTCTAGTATAACCACTTGTGTAGTTATTTTCAGTTCTATGATTATATGCTGTAATACCGTTGTTGTTAGCACAGTGTGCGTTAGCAGCTCCGCCAAATGTCCAACAGTTATTTACATCATGACAACTATCTTTATAGTTATGTCCACGTTCTTGTTTACCAGCTAGATCAATTGTAGTATCTGTTGCAAAGGTAACTCTATTAGTTTCGTCCCAAACAACACTACTAGCATATCCGCCATGTATATAACCTGTGGTAATAATTTGTCTTGATAAAAATGGCTGTACCATTGCAGTCCAATGTCCGCCGCCGCTTTGTGATTGGTATACTTCTATCTTACCATCTCGTCCGTTAAATCTTAATGCACCGTTAGTACCTGCGCCAGAAGTAGTATTACCGGGTAATGTTAAGTGACCAGTGTCATTAATATTTGTATTTTTAAGCGTTGCCATTAGTTATCTCTCCATCCTACTGATCCTGAACTAGAACCTGCTTTTCCTTTTGGTTCAAGTGTATAACCCTTTTCAGCGCCAGTTTCAGTATAAAAATCCCATCTAAAAGAACCGTTGTTTTGTGAACCATTATACTCGCCTAAGCAATATGCATGATCCTGACCACTACCGTAATTTTCTTCACCACAGTTTCCTCTTGGTTTATTATAAGATCCACTAGTTGTTCTTGTTATAAAGTTAGTTCTACGGAAAGCATATCCACCATTATAACTTCCGTTTGTACCTGCCCAGCAATAGTTAAGTTTACTTGGTATTGATTTTTGTTGTGGGTGATTTGATGGCTGTGTTCCGCTCCAAGATGTATATGTTTCTGTAGCAAAGTTCCACATTCTACTGTCATTTGACCAATAAAATAGTCCTTCATTTTCCCAACTCATTCCCCACATGTCTGTTGTAGAACCTGCTGGTAATCCTTGTCCTGTTGTTGCTTGCTCTGTCATAAAGTTAAAGCGTGTTAAGTTACTACCACCTGTTGCCCATGCCATATAATGCTCTTTATAAGTACCACCGTCACGTAGTCTATTACCGTCCATTGTTCTAGTAAATGTACCAGTATACTGTTGTTCAGTACGCATGTTATATCCAATAATATAATTAGACTGTACAGCGTGTCCATTACCTGCACCAAAAATAAAGTGTACGTGTTTTGAACATGCACCCCATTGATAGTTAAATGATCTTTCTAAACTGTTGTCACCTAAGTTAATTGTACTATCAGTTGCGTGTGTACATCTATTTACATTGTTCCATGCACTAGATGATTTGTAACCGCCACACATATATGAAAATTCTATTATTTGTCGTTCTTTAAATGGTAACGTCAATGTTTGCCAAGATCCTGCATTATCTAATACTTCTGCAGATCCTGTATCAGTGTTCATTCTAAGTGCGCCTGATGCTGACTCGTTAACAGGTGATGCTGCATTGTGCCTTACAATTACAATACCTGATCCGCCATTACCGCCATAGTTGTTGGAGTTATAGTGAGATCCACCACCTCCACCGCCACCAGTGTTTGCTCCTGCGTTACCACCTGGTGTTTGTGCCCAAGTACTAGTACCGCCACCGCCGCCACCGTTGCCGTTATTATATCCTCTGCCGCCGAATGTTGTGCCAACAGCGCCACCGCCGCCTCCACCAATTCCGCCGTCTCCGCCGATGCCTTGATAGCCTGAGCCACCTCCGCCACCGCCCCAATAAATTATTGAACCAGTTATATCGTTTGCAACTCCGTCACCACCGTGACCTGGTGCAGCTTGTCCTGGTGAGCCAGCTCCGCCGCCTCCTCCTGGATACCATCTAGTTACTGTTGACCATGCTCCGTCGTGTCCTTCTCCCGGATATATACTCTTGCCTCTATTACCGCCACCGTAGCCCGAACTAGTTGCTGGAAAGTCTTGGTTACCTCTACCACCACTTGCTCCGCCACCACTTGCTCCGTCTGCTGCTGGTGCGCCTGAACCATCATGTCTCGATGCTCCGCCTCCGCCACCGTGTGCTGTAATTGAACCAAATACTGAGTTACTACCACTAGAACCTCTTACTCGCCCTTGTCCTGCTGGTGCGCCAACTCCACCGCCACCAACTGTAACTGATATAGTTTCGCCCGGTGTTGTTGGGTAATTAGCAGTATATCTAACTCCACCTGCGCCGCCTCCGCCGCCCATGTCAGAGCCGCCACCGCCTCCTCCACCAACTACTAATACTTCAACACTATTTACATTTGCTGGAACTGTCCATTGACTAGTACTTACACTTGTAAAATACACTAGAGTTCCTGCAGCTGAACTAAGCCGTTGTGCTGTAGTACCAACTGGTAAGGATAAGTAACCTGTGTCGTTAATTGTTGTATTTCTAAGTATTGCCATTAGTTATTATCCTTGTGAATAGACTTGTTTTTGCTGTACGTTATTTTTAGCCATCATAGCCATAGTTGACTGCTTTACTTCGTCTTTTGTCATTGCTCTATTGTAGATTAATATTTCTGATACTTGACCTGTTGACTGTTCTGAATTCATTGTTTGATAGATGCCAACTAAAAATCCTTGAGGTCCTTGTGATCCGCCTGTATCTTGGTCGCCGGTTACACGTTGTCCGTCTATCCAAAAGCTATAAAAGTCAGGAGTTGTTCTGCCAACACCAGCATGTACACGCCATTGCTCATCGTTTACTACTTGGCCGCCACCACTAGTACCGTATATCCAACCTTCAGCATAATGATTAGTAGCTCCACTACTCCAATGGCCTAATAGCCAGTTGTTTCTACGACCGCATAACATTCTTCCTCTCGTGCCGCCGCTGTATCTTTGACAAGCAATAACAGTGTATCCGTTTGTAGGAGATCTTAGATCAAATGCACCGTTTGAATTTGAATCCATCTCAACATAACTACTGTTGTTACCATTTGTTTGAATTACATTACCTGGAGTACTAGTAGTCCTAGTGATACCTACTAATGTAGCATGATTATTATTTCCTGAAATATCAAACCATGTATTACCAGAGCCAGTATTACTGTCAGGATGATTTGCATCAAAATGTGCAACTAAATCTGTCATAACTGGTTTTCCTGCTCCAGTTGAAAGATCAAACCAATAGCCCTTCCAATAACATTCAGTGTAACCTAAGTCAGTGTTGTAACGCATTGCTCCTTCAGGTGGGTTACTAGGACGTTGTGCTGTAGTACCGCCTGGTAATCCGATTGCACCTGTGTCGTTTATGACTGTATTCTTTAGTTCGGCCATGTTTGAGTTACCTTAATTTCGTTTTTATAGCATCTAAATCTTCTTTGATTGTTTTAATTGCTTCAACTAGATATGCACTAATTTTTGTATAATTAATACCTTCTGGATTTCCTTGTTCGTCTTTAGTAACAATATTAGGAATCACTTTGTCAGTATGTTCTGCAATTAATCCTGCTTCATTTTTACTAGATCCGTCTTTTCTGTCGTACACAACACCAGCTAACTGTATTACTTTTTCTAAAGCATTTTCAATTGGAGATATATTTTCCTTTAGTGTAATACTTGATGTCTCTGTAAGTGTTTGTGCTTGAACTGTTCCGCCTACATAACAACTACCAGATATACCAACACCACCTGCAACTCTTAGTGCTCCAGTTGTTGTTGAACTACTTGCTGTGTTTTCGTCTACGTATACTTGACCTTTTGTTCCGCCACTAGTACTTCTAAGTACTAAATTGTTGCTGTTACCTTCGCCGCCTGTTAGTATTTGTGAGAATAAATTTCCTGTGCTAGGTTGATAAAATAATTTATTGTTACTTGCACTTACACCACTAACTGAACCAGCACTAGTTGAACTAAACAATAGATAGTTGTTATTATTTGCTGTTGAAACGTCATTAGTAATGTTAATACCTGGTGACCCCCAACTTAAATTTCCTGATCCGTCACCTTGTAAAACTTGTCCGTTACTACCATAACTATTTGGTAACACAAGTGTTAAGTCTGAACCTGTTGTTGCTGGACCTTTTAATGCTACCCAGTTTGAATTATCTGCGTCACCAAATTTTAAAAGTCCTGCACTGTTAATTTGAGCGTTTCCAGTTACCTTAACTTCGCCCGAGCCATTAGGATTAATATTTAGATCCTCGTTTGCCAACAATGTAGTAATTGTATTATCTAACAAAAGTTGACTTCCAGTAATTACATCACCTGCAGTTCCTATTCCAATTTTACGCATTTTATTTTCCTTAAGCTGTTGCTGTTTCTAGTCCATACACTACTGCTGAAACATCAACACTGTTTGCAAATACTACGATTTTTTGTCCTGCATTTACAACAATACCTGTTCTTTCAAGCGTACCGTTTCCAACTAGACTAGTGTCATATTCAATATATTCACCTGGTGTAGGTGTGTCAGCAGCTGCTACAGCTACTCTAATTGATCGTTGTGTTGTGCTACGGTTACACATACTAAGTGTTACCACAGCAAAGTTTGCAGCCGGCACAGTGTACACAGTTGTATTTGTGTTAGCTGCTAAGTCTGCTGTTCCTAATCTTCCGTTTGCCATTTTTTATCTCCAATTATGTTATCTTAAGAAGTAGTTATACGCCACCGGTAAACCTGTAATACTTCCTGTGAAATTCATGTTCGCAGTTATATTTATCAGTTCTCCTGATGCCGTTGTAATAACGTTGTTACTTATAAATATGTCTCCAGCTGTTATACTGTTAACGTTTAGTGTAGCACCACCGCCACCAATTTGTGCTTCAATGTATGCTTTAATAGCACGTTGTGTTGGTACAACACTATCACTGTTAGCAGTAAAGAATGGGTCTGTACTAAACTCACTTACGCTTGCAGAGTTACCGCCTAGTGTAACTTCACCTAGTGTAAGTTCTTGTAGTCCTGCAATGTTAAATGCTTCAGCATTCAATGTTGCAACACCCGTTGACTGTTCAATACTAAACAAGTCACCAACTCTAAAGTTACCATCTTGGTCAGTAGCTGTGAAGAACACTCTTCCGCCATCTGCATCAAATGATTCTTTTGTTTGATCTGGATCAACTGTTGGTGTTCCTGGATAGTTAGTAGTTACAAATCCACCTGTACCAATGTCTAAGAAATCGTGTCCAGTTAGACGTACTTGACTAAATCTAATACGCATGTCTATAGCATCACCGTTTACTGGAGCATCACCAATAGACATACTTGGACTAACTTGTAAGAACGTTGTATAACTTCCGTCATTAGTTCCTAAGAACGAAATAGTATTAACAAGTTTAAAGTATTGATTTGGTAAACTAGCAAAAGTAACGTTAGATCCTGGAACAGGTCTTTCTGTTAAACGTCTTACTGCAATAAACGAACCATTCTGTAAGAAGTCTGCATTACCATTTGAATTTGCTGCATTTAATTCAGCTGTTGCTGTAGCAAAGCCTATACCTGGATTAACTACTGTTGGTGTTCCAAGTGCGCCGTCTCCTAATCTTGCAGTAATTACAACATCATCAACGTTGTTAGGATCTGTAACTGTTATAGTAGGAGCACTTGAATAAGTACTACCCGGTTCTGTTATTCTAACTGCAAATATTTTTTCACTTGCAACACTTACTCGTCCTCTTGCTCTTGCGCCTAGTACACAATTTGCAACATTAGTTGCACTTGCACCAGTACCTACAGCAACAAATTCAGGAGTTCTATTTGGGTTACCAAATGCTATTCCGTTATATCCGCCTGTTGCAGATGTTACTGCCTGTGTAGTCCAAGGTGTAGTTCCGTACTCTGAGTATGCAATACCGTCAGCATCTGTACTAGATACAGCAAACATTCCTTGACCGTAAGTAATTTGTTTTGGCAATCCACTAGCAAGACCAATAGTTAATGCAGTCCATGTTATACCATCCATACTATAAGCGCCAGTTGCATTATCTGCGGCAATAGCAATAAATCGTCCGTTACCCCAAACAACATCTACCCAATCTCTTGAAGCTGGTAACGTTCTAGCTGTCCAGGTTATACCATCTTCTGATGTTGCTGCGGATGTTGATCCGCCTCCTGTGACTGCAACAAACAAACCTTTTCCGTATGTTATTGCTTTAAATCCTGTGTTAGGTAATGCAGCTGATTGTAAAGTCCAAGTTCCGCCTGCATCTAAACTGTATGCAATATCAGTATCTGATTCACTTACTACAACAAATGTGTTTACACCTACACCTGTGTATCCGTATGCAATATCTTGTCCACTAGCAGTATTAAGTGCGCCCGGTAATGCTGTGCCTGCACTCCATGTTGTGCCGTTTGTACTAACTGCTGTATTACTTGATCCAGTACATACTGCAATTGCTGCACTTGATTTATAAACTGAACTTCCGTCGTTTTGTAAACCACTTACTACTGCTGTCCAATTTCCACTTCCGGAACTTGGGAATGTTGAAGCACTCCAAGTTGATCCATCTGTACTGTATTGACCAGCTGTGTTATTAGGTACAGCAATATAATTACCACCTACTGGAAGTCCACTTATATCAAAGTCAACTACTGCTCCGCTAGTAACTGTTGTTGCTGTTATAACTAAATCGTTAGCAGGTGTTGCGCCGCCTAAACTTGTTCCAGCAATAGTAATTGTTTCTAATCTTGTATGTAACGATCCACCTGCATTTAATGAAACATAGTATTTCAACCCAACTCTATTTACATCGAACGTTGCTCCTGTTCCGTTACTACTTGTTGTACCGCTAAGTGCTGTATACTGAGCTGCTGTTTCAAGAAACTCTACATCATTATATTGATTTGAAGCAATAGTATGATTTGTTGCACTCTTTGCTGGTACAGTAAACGATATTGCAGGTTCAATTTGATATGTACTTGAACTGTTTGGTGTTATAATAGTTGTTCCTGGAACAAAATGATCCCAGCCTGCTGTGCCGTCAGTTTCTTTAAGTACTGTAGCAACTTTTGTACCTGAGTTATATGTATCTATTAATCCATACTGACCAACTCCTGCACCACCTGTAATAACTAGTTTCATACCTGGATATGCTGTTGATAAGTTACCATCTGTTGCTGCAAGTGAAAGTTGTGTAGTTGTACCTTGCTGAGCAGTGTTTGATGCTATTAGATAACTTGATCCACCTGCATCACCGTCTACTTGGTCATCAACAACTCTAGCTTGCATCATTGCACCGTCTCTAAATTCGTCTGCAATTATTTCTTCATTAGAACCTGCACCAAATATATCAATTTGTGCTTCAGTATAATCATTACCAGCATGTGTATATTCTAAGTTTAATATACCTGCTTGGTCTGTGTTTGTTAATCCTACTGTTGCATTATATTGGAATTTATTATCGATAATAGCTGTTACTGGTGTTTCATCAGGATCAACTCCTTCTGCAACCGAACCGTATGTACCATATGAGTTGTTACCGTTAGTAGCACGAGCTCTTCCGCCTGTTTCACACAAATACCCAATATGTGAGTAATATGTAAACACTGACACCATTTCAGCTCTACCATTGTTAAGTAACCATGCTCCAATACCGTCACTAATAACTTGTGTAAAGTCGTTACTAACAATTGAATCGTTACCGCCATCATGTAGTGCGCCGTCAATTTTCTGTCCAACTGCACCGTAACCAAATGTTGTACAGTTTTGTACATATGGTGAACGTGCTGTAATCCATACACGCTCGTCAGCTGGTCCCCAACCTGGATCAAGTGATGCGTATGCGCCGCCTGTTGGTCTACTAGTACCGTTTGCACTTGCAGGACCTAAGTCTCCGTATAGACCTTCCATTGTTTGTAGTCTTAAACCAGTACCATTACGTAAGTAGTAGAAATCTTCTTCTTGTGATCCTATTACAGAATTTACATAATATCTAGCACAGTATTTAGATTTATAGTTTGCCGGTAATGATACAGTAATACTATTTGTGTATTCTCTAACATAATTCTTTGGATAATTTAAATCCCATTTCATTGCATCAACAATAGTTCTTACATCTCGTTTACACAATACTGCGTTATACTCATATGCCATTTCTACAGTTAATGTACCTGTAGCATCACTAACATCTAATGCTGTTCCGCCAATTGTAGTACTAACTGTAAATGTAGTTGCACTTAGTATTTCTTTTACATAATAAGTTGTGCTAGTAGATATGCCACCAAATGTAGTGCCACTAAACTTAATGTCCATATTTTGTTCTAACCAAGCTGTACTTGTTATAGTTATAGCATCAGTTGAGTCTGTAGTTGCTGTTGCAGTATCTTTATAATAATTATTAACATATGCTACTGCTTCAGAAGCAATAAATTCTTTGTTTAATTCAAGTTGTCTAATTGCACTTGCAACATCAAAGTCTGGTGATGCTTTATTAGCAGCTTCATTGCCGCCACCGTAAATAATATCATTAACTAGTTGCATTGTGTTGTCAATTTGTGCAATTGCAGTTGCTTCTGATGTTACTGCACGAGCTAATGTTCTAGCATACTCATTAGATGCAATAGTTGCGTCTTTCTGATCGCCTAGTACTTTTTTGCTCGGTGCTCGTTTATAACTGTAAGCTGCTACCATACTTGCATAGTTTGTATCTAAACAAAAATCGTATCTTGCTGCGTCTAGAATATATCCAATATCTCTTTCACACTTTGCACTATCATATGTTAAGCTAGGAAAGTTAGCTGTTATAAATGTTGTAACACTTGATTTAATTGTTGCCATCTGTGTGCCAATATCAGCATGATCACTTTGTAGTGCCGCTGATGCACCAGTAA